TTTCCGATAAAAACATTATGTCGATATTCCAGCGTAAAGTTCAGAAAATCGTCGTCGTTATGGACGAACTTGACGGAATGAATAATGGCGACAAAGGCGGAATTACCTCACTCATTAAACTCATTCGTCCTAAAAAGACGAAAAAACAGAAGCAGGAAGAAATAACGATGAACCCGATTATTTGTATCGGGAATTATCACATCGACAAGAAAATCAAAGAGTTGATGAAGGTGTGTTATGTCTATGAATTAAAAACGCCGACCACGGCACAAATGACGCAAATTATCGACTTGAAGTTGCCTGGTATAGACGCGATAATGCGAAAGAATATCGTCGCGTTTGTCCAAGGCAATCTACGCAAACTGAATGCCGTTATGGAGATGAGTAAAAAATCAAATACGATTCTTGCGAATAACATTCTTCACGCGATATTCCAGCCAAAGACATACAACGAAGACATCAAGAAAATAACGGAGAAATTAATGAATACAGAATATCCTATTTCTGACCATAATGTTCTAATTAATGAGACCGACCGCACGACAATTGGACTGCTTTGGCACGAAAATATAATTGACCTACTCGATAAGATGCCAATCGCGGAATCAGCACCCTTTTATAAAGTTGTTCTCGACAATATATGCCAAGCCGACTACTTTGACCGGATTACATTTCAAAATCAGATTTGGCTTTTCAACGAGCTATCTTCTCTCATCAAGACTTTTTACAATCACTACATCTACCATAAATCATTTCCAAAAAAGGTGCGATTTCATCCAACAGAGGTTCGATTTACGAAAGTCCTTACAAAATATAGCACAGAATATAACAATCAGTTATTCATACAGAATTTATGTATCCAACTTTCGATGGACCAGAACGACCTCTTCACATTTTTTATGACATTACGACGTCAGTATTCGGAAGATGAAATTCCGCGCATTTTAGAAATGTATGAAATAACGAAATTGGATGTGAACCGGATTTATCGGTATTTAGACAAATATATCGAAAAGAGTGTGAATTCCACGAAGACGCCGCTTTCTGAAAATTGTGACGAAACAATAGATTATGCGTTTGAATAATCTCGAAAAGATATAACTAATATTTAGAACTAATTTTCATTATGGGTGCTTCAATCTCATTTGATTCCAAGTATAGGTTAATTTTAGATACGGAAGTTGAATGTATTTCTGTAAACCCGCCTAAGGCAGGAGGTGGGGCGGCACATAACAAAAAGGACAGAAGTGGCAGCGGCAGTGGCAGCGACAGTGGCAGTGGCAGTGGCAGCGACAGTGGTAGCGAGAGCGAACACGAAGACAAGATTTACACTGTGAAAATAACACCTGAAATAACGGGTTATATTCGCAGTTTTCTCCGCAAAAATGAATTCTTGGATGAGTTTGATTTAATAACTGAAATTGATCTCGATAAATATGACCACACTCCAGGTTCAGCCCTCGTTTTTAATTCAGACTCGATGGTCTTTAATACAAATAATCAGGTCATTGAAACGGTTGGTGAATGGGAATATCTTCCACCTGAGAACGAAAAGTCGTCGAAGCCGTCGAAGTCGTCGTCCTCAAAGAAACGCCGTGGCCACCACGAGAGCGACAGCGATGATGACAACAATAGTCATCGGTCAAACCAATTCAAGAGCAAAGACGATGAATTGCCTGTCAGCGAGATTGAAAGTATTCTTACACAAAAATTTGCCGAATATAATAAATGCCACGAATTCGTAATTCACGAATCGAAGAATAGTATGTTGTGTTTAAAAATCAATTCGGTTGAAATCGTAAAGGCCTAATCTATAATGTATTCATAACTGTTAGAAGAATAAATTATATATCATACATTATACATTATACATTATACATAAATCGTTTCTGTGTCTGGTGTCGTGGATACGGTGGTGGTGGTGGCATCGGCTTGTAATGCCGCCTTCATGGCGATATGTTCTCGTTGTAAAGCTTCATATTTTTCCAAAACTGCCTGATATTCGTGGTTCAATCGCATAATCTCTTTATCTCTGGACGCTACATCGCTCTGTAAATTCTGAAGGATATCAACGACTTGTTTGTTATTTAGAGCAATCGGCGCTTGTCCTGGTTGCTCTAATACAATATTACCGCCTTGTGCTGCCGCTGCATTTTCCGCCATTTTTGCACGGTCTTTCTCTAATTGAAGGGTTTGCGCGATGACATCCGGTTTCATTTCTGGACGCCCCGGTTCATAATTCGCCAATAATTCTTCCAACTCCACCATATAAAACCGACGCAAAGCAGCATTGTCTTTGATAAAATCCATAACCTTTTTCGGCGAATCTCGCACGACATCGGGGTTTGCATTTACAAGTAGTTTGCGTTTATCAAATGTATTATGTTCGTGTGAGAATACGAGGATCACCTTCATCGGGTCTAATTGGACAAATGGAACGGTATAATCTTTCAAAAACGCGCGTTCTTCCGCTAAGCACGCATCATCATTATATCGATGTTGTTTGATAAGCTTGCGCTTAAATGCAAATGTGCCAGCTGTCGCGTGATTGGGGCCATACGGGCCAAAACGCTTCATTTGTTTGATATGCTTAAAATAGATGTAAATCTCACTTGATCCGGCACATAACGCCTCAGGGTGCGACATTAGCATTTCGACCGCGTGAGATACGCGTTTGGGTGGATAATAATCATCATCGTCCATATACACCAATATCTCCCCGCGTGATTTTTCGTGAAGAAGGTTGCGTTTACGCCCAAGCGTCATTTTTGTGTCATATTTGAAATACTTTACACGAGGGTGTGAAGCGACCAAGTCTTCAACGGGGTCAGTTCCATCATCGATAATAATCCATTCCATACGGTCTTGTGGGTAATCTTGTTCATTGAAACATGTAATCATCGCATTGATGAACGGGCGACGGTTGAAGGTGGGAGTGCATACACTGACAAATGGATATCTCTTAAAATACTCGGGGGTTGATTTCTCAACGCTGCCGCCGCCGCCGCCTTTCTTATTTTTTCCACTCATATCGTATAATTAGGTATGATGATACTTATTATACGATATTGTTTATGTTCTTTCTATACTGTCCAATTTTTAATTGTATTGAAGAATTCCATAATTCCGGCCCAATAATGCATCAAATAGAGCACAAGCAACATTAAAATGACAATCGCTGCAACATTGATGTCCAGATACTCGAACGCGTAAAACATTAATATCAAATTGAAGAAGAAGAAGATGATGGGGATATAACGAGCAAATAATTCGCGGTATTGACCCCAGTGAAGCAATGGATATATAAAAAATGTCCCGATAAACTGTATCATCCTCACGATATATGAAATAATAGGCAGAATTCCAAGCGTAAACCCGGTTATAAGAGACCATAATGTTCCACCAATATATTCTTTACGGTTGTCTGTCTCGTTTATAACCATTCCAATGACGGTCGTGAAGAATGGACCACCCAGCAACATAAATGCCATGAAAATGGCAAACACAAACGGCATTAGAAGGATAAGAAGCGGAGATACGACATCATACAATTCAACTGGTATGGCATTTGACAGTCGTGTTATTTGCTCAAATATATACGAAAACATCGCGCGGTCGCTCGTAAACGAGAATATAAAGGCATTATTAATCCATTGCTTAAAACGCGCTTTAATGAAATCCCAGTGTAGTAAATTCACTTGTGTCGCTCCTTCGTCCACACTCTCTTTCACCATATCGATGTCGTCCTTAGTAAGGCAGAACCATTTAAATACGATTGTATCAAGAATAATTGCCGCTTTCAGGTATAATTTTTTGGCTGTATCCAGATGCGGGTCATCTGCAATACCGCCGAATTTATCGCCGCAATCGGCTTCGCAGCTTGTATATTCATTCGTGTAGCAATACGGCCATTCATGTCGGTCAGTTGGAAATAATTTGTTCAGGTTTATGTCATTATTTTTAATACTTTCCGGAACTGAAAAGAATAAAATATTTACACAGACGACCGAAACAATGACGGTCTCGATAAAAAGAGCTAATATACTAAGTCCAAATTCTTTAAGTGCAACAATGTCAAATATTGTATTCGGTTTCACTTTAATTCTCTTGGGTTTATCCGGTTCGCCTTCGCCTTCGCCTTCGCCTTCGCCTTCGCCTTCGCCTTCGCCTTCGCCTTTGCCTTCGCCTTCGCCTTCGTCGCCACCGAACATCCCGCCTATTTTACTAAAGGTTCCTTCTTTGCCCTCGTCGTCGCCCTCGTCGTCGTCGCCACCAAACATCCCGCCTACTTTACTAAATGTTCCTTCCTCCTCTTCACCACCTTCTTCAATATCTTCTTCATCGTCAGCCATCGTATCGCTTAACTAAGTTATATATACAATAGATTATTATCGTTTTTGTTTCACGACGGGCGTCGTCCGCCGCTGTTCGGCATTCGGCTCGGTAGTGTCTACCGAGCATACATCAATCCGCAATTTCCCGATATAAATGTCAGCACATTATACCGTTCTTCTAGTATATGAAGGTCGTAGTTATACAAGTAGATATTCACATTCGGTTTATTCATTCCGATAATCTCTCGCGTATTCGGATTACAAATAACCTTCACTTCAGCCGCCGAATCCAACGGAGGGTATATTGTATTCATCTCCAGTTCTATCTGGTTGAACTTGCTCATATTGATAGCACCACTCGGCTGTAATTCGAATGGGTCGGAATTCAGGCAGAAATTATAGCAGTAAATGCCGGGTTTAGCACTGCCTCTTGTCCGCGTATATTTCTCAACATAATTATAAACTCCCGCGTCAAGCAAGTTCTCTCGATACTTCCCATTCAAAGATACGCCAAGCATCTGTAAAATGTCGCGTTCATTTTCCGACTGAAAATCGCCAGTTATGTGAAGTCCGGTCATTCGTTTATCGTTCGGGTTAATGCCTGGGCCGATTCCATTCTTCGGACCATTTTTATCAAAGAAGTAGCGGTCGTTTGGAAAACCGGTATTCGGTGTCAACAAGTCAGAGCTCGTCGTAACGACTTCATCAAAACCCGTTGGCTTCCAATCATCGTCTATCGGCGCAGGTATGATGTCATAGGGTAGGTAGTTATATGGCCAGTTCGTATAATTGCTCCACTCATTCCGTAAATTCACATCACTTCGTTGAAAGAACATCGTCCACGACGCCACCATCCCCATCGAATTCTCTATCTTGATTTTCTTATTTCCAGTAACATCATTGAACACCCAATCATAATACGACTTAATCAGATATTTTTGTTGGTTCGCGGCGAATATCTTCGACTCCTCATCGGAGAGAAAACAATATGTCGCCATTAAATGGACATCCGCGTTCCAGTCTGTGCGAATGCTCGGATAAGAGTCAAGTGTTAAATCGATACTCGGAGGCGGGTATAAGAAACGCCACATCTGATGAAGCGGATTCGTGAAATCCGGCTGAACGACCGGCCAATAATTCACAGGGTCGCCTACATCTCGTATCGTGAATAATTCTTTGACAGGTCGAAGTGTAACATCAATCTGAAGTTGATTATATTGGAGGCATACAAGCGGAAACGCCATCTTCGACGAAAGTGTGAACCAAGCATTAATCGGTATATATATCTTACGCCCGCGTATTGACGGTTCTGCTCCGGCAATATTTCCCGTGCGATAGGCATTGGGATACTGGTTCAATCGTGCCCCAGAACAGCCAGGATTGTATAATTCAGGAACATGTCCCGTCATCTGGTTATACAATTCGCGTTTTGTGGCATCAAGGTCGCGCTCCATAATCGCCATCAAATTATTACCTGTGAAACGCTGAAGGGTCATTCCGCCTACTGAAATAACGATTTCTTTTACCATTTGCGTTCCCAGATTTTCAATCCACCGAAACTCATATGGTGCCCACATATCGCCTTTATTTGCCGGTGGATGAATCGGGCTCCATATCGACGGGAGTGTCACGCAGATATAGGTGTCCATCAATAATTCAGCGTATCTCGGAATATAGAATGTGAATTTGGATTCTTCAGTCATACGTAATTTCTTCTGACCATCGAAATCAACTCTAAACTTTTGAAGGCCGAAATTCGTATATTTAAGATAGGTGCTTTTAAAAAACGACTTTTTGGGATTACCGTTAAGAATAACATTTTGATTGCCTGTAGCAACCAAATTTAATAAACCGCCGGTCATTTAGTATGTTATTTGTATATAACTTTATATAAAAATCTATTATTATATACAACAACAATGAAAGAAAACCAAGTAGAATTTTTATTTATAGGTATTATTACTATTGTATTTGCATTATGGAAAATAACACAGAATATTAAAACACGATGTTATGAGTCGGCGGCGGCTGCAAGGGCCGTGTCTGCCGCTCGTTTCAAGGAAGGGTTCGGTGGCGGCGGCGGCACTCCCACCGAGGTCTCTCAAGATACATCTATTTTAATGAAAGCAAAGGAGCTATTGAAAAATAGTGGTATCAAAGACTCATTTTCGATGAACGGTGTATTAACTACCGAGAATTTTACACCCGACACGAGTGAAAATGATATGACGATACATCAGCGTAGAAAGGCTGCAACCGTGCTAGACCGATTTGAAACAAATGCACCGCCGCCTGTCGCACCCGGAGCAGCACCGCCGCCTGTCGCACCCGGAGCAGCACCGCCGCCTGTCGCACCCGGAGCAGCACCGCCGCCTGTCGCACCCGGAGCAGCACCGCCGCCTCCCTCCGTCAAAGAAGGCCTGGAAAATGCCGATGAGAAAAGCAAGGAAATTATTGATCGTAATATAACTTCGATAAATCCTGAGGATAGTCAGAGCAAATTCAAGTTGCGTGATTATTACATCAAGGCAGCATATAACGCATTCAATCCATATAAATTTAAGAATTCGACCGTCAGTATGGACGCACTGTTGTATGTTATTGCCCGCGGTTGCCGCTTCATCGACTTCGAGGTATTTTCCGTAGACAACGAACCGGTTATCGCTTCATCCTCCGTTAACTCGTTCAATTATAAAGAAACATTCAATCACATCCCGGTAATCGAAGCATTCGAAGTCTTAGGTAGTTATGTCTTTTCAGGGGCAAAATGCCCCAATCCAAGCGACCCCTTTATTGTGCATATGCGAATAATGTCCCGTAATGTAACGATGTATGACAAACTGGCGGATATTATCGCGAAGAGCAAAACTGTCGCCCGTAATTTATTAGGACCGAAGTATGGCCGCGAATATCAATCCAAAGATTTAGGCAACGAGGATTTACTTGATTTCAAGGGTAAGATTATATTAATGGTGGATGGAACGAACCCAGTATATCGAGAGACAAAACTATTTGAATTAATTAATATGAGTTCGAATTCGCTCTTTCTCTCGAAGTATACCTATTTCGGCGTAAAGAATATCGGCGACCCGCAAGCATTTAAAGACGCGAATAAGAAAAATATGTGTTTGGTTGTTCCGGATAAGAGTGGTCGACCAATCAACGAAGGGCATAATGGGCCTTATACTTGGGGATGTCAGATTGCCACAATGTGTTTTCAGGAAGAAGCGCGTGATGAGAAATTGAAGGCGTATGAGGATAAATTTGCGTCGGTTGGGTATGCTTTTATTTTAAAACCAGAGGATTTGCGTTATGTTCCGATTACAATTGCTCCGCCAGCACCTCCCGACCCGAAGTCGTCGATGGAGGCACGGCCAACAGAAGCCGCGGGAGGTGTCAAGATTTCCCTGTAATTTGCTTCGTTCGTTTCGCAACACCCGGAGGGTGCCGCTCCACTCACTACGCAAATTACTCAATAGTTCTCGCGTTCCATTCTTGATGGAGGTAGGGTGCCGCTCCACTCACTACGCAAATTACTCAATAGTTCT